GGATGCCCCGCAAAAGTATAAAGGAATATATAAAATGGAATTAAAAGAAATTGTTAAACACTTTACTACCCCTAAACTTATGGAGCTGTGCGTTGGTTTGGTTGGCGAACGTGATGCTGCCAACCTGCTTGATGGTTTGGTTGCCCGCTTGGATGTTGCATACGACCTAGCCGATATGTTGGAGTGTGAGTTTCACGCTGTGGGAGACATCAAAGAAGCCCTGTACATCACGTTGTGTTTGTTTAACGCGGTGGGTGTGGCGAGTGTGAAAGCGCATGAATGTCCCTATGGTGTAGTGCGCGATGTGGCATACCTGTGTTTGAACTTTACCCGAAGGGAGGATTTTTGGCATGACCGCCTGATGGAAGTTGCGCAGAGTGCATTGTGGTGTATCAAAGGTATTAAGGCGAATGCCGTAGATGTGAATATGAATGTGGTGGTTGCCGAAGTATTGGCGGCTGCTGTGAGTGGTTTTGTACAAGGAGTAGAAGCATGACGTTTTATAAAATGAGAGTACGCGCCAAAGCAAGCGAAGCCCTGCGCGAGTTCCTAATGGATGCCCCTGTGGATGTGTATGTGGATGACGTGCGCGAAGCGATGGTAAACGTGCGCCCCTATATAATTTGTGCGGAGGCTACCGAAGACTTAATAGATATGGGTATTTTGGAAGCAGCAAGTGTGGTGGTACGCTATGAGCAAGACACGTTTGGTAAAGTGTTTACTGATTTGAGCAATGCTTGTGATGTGGCAGCCGTTGTGTATCAGTTATTGGTGCATGAAGTTGTGGACACCGCTGTGGATAAGTTGAAGTTGGATGCGGATAAACCCCTATCGCCCGCCAACCTAGTTGCGTTTGATAAACTGGTACGCAATACCCTATTGACTGCTGATTTTCTAAATGATGCGTGGCTGCGATTGCCGACGCAAGGAGAGAAGTAATGAACGCAATGCCTTATACAGCAAAAGAAATTCAAACTGTGAGCTTGGCTACTGGGGTTAGTCCCTACAAGTTAAAGAAATGGTACGCTGCGGGTACGATTGACGTGATTGAAAAAGACACGGTGCTGGATTATCTGCGCCGCACGCAAAATGCGGGCGACATTCTTGTGCCACGAGAGGATGCCATCTTTTATTTGGGCAATGACGAAGCGCGGTTGGATGCAGCGATAGCCTGTGGTGCGTTGCTGCCTACGATTGATGGTATGTTCTACACATCCGACTTCGCCCGACTTGACCCCCATACGTTCGCCGTGTTGCCCCCGCGCCCTGAATACACGCCTGTTCGCCCGAAAAAGAACCTGCCTTTGAAGTGGTTTCCGAACACGCCCAAGAAGCAAGAAGCCTATTGGCGTGCCTTTGAGACCCGCACGACCGCGTGTGAGTGGTGGGTTGCAGATGGTAAGACCTTTACTATCCCCGATGGTTGCCATTGTATGAGCAAGCTGCGCTTGCCTAAGAAAGTATGGCGCGTGAACATGGAAGCCAACGCCCCCCTGTATGCGGCTGATGTTCCCGCCGATGTGAACGGTAAGAGTACGCGCATCCGTGTGCAGGGGTACTCAAACTCGCAAGGCACGGTGGTTAATCTGTCTATCATGGATGATTGGGGCGTGTGGACTTACTCACACGGTACGCATCCGCACCAAGAGAAGTGGGGGCTTGCTTTGTGGCGGGCGGTGCTGGCGATGGGGTTGAACGTGATGCAGGCTGCCGATGAGAACGCCGAGCTACGCCGACTTGTAAGATGGCTTGACACCGCAGCGGGGGCGTAGTAAACTCGCGTTATATTATCAGTAAATAAGGAACTTGACACCATGCCTGACCATCCAGTATTTGACCGCCAAGGTTTGCAAGGGCGCGTGAACACGTTGCAGCATATCGTTGATGAGCTTAAAGGGCTTGACCTTGTTGCCATCATGAATGCGGACGGCGCAGAACCCGACCAAAACCTGAAAGGTTTTCAAAATGATATGCGCCTGATGCTTGTCGCATCGCTTAATGTATTCGCAAAGGTTGTAGCCACCCGCTACTTGCTGAGTGGTACACCAGCTAATGAAGCGCTGGGCAAAGCGTGGGATGACATAGGCGATAGCTTTACATTACACGCCAAGCGTAGGGGGAAAGAGCAATGACAACTGAAACCAAAATAGAAAACACCGCAGCTAGCTACGCCGACCTGTTGAAAGCGCGGGGGGATGTACCTGTAACCGTGCTGCGCCATGTGCACGCACAGCTTGGCGCGTTGCTGGCATTGATTGATACGATGGACGTAGACTTTGAGATTGAGCCTGCGCCGAGTGAAGCAGAGCAAGCGATAGCCGCTGCGCTGCGGGCGAAGTACCCTGACTTTAAAGACAAGACCGATGCCGAAGTGCTGGACTATTTCGGCGTGCAGATTGGAGAAAAGAAATGACCTCGTTAGTTAAAGCGACCGTGGGGGTGGTGCGTAGAGTGCGCCGTGCGAGCGCAAACAGTACCACCCCCGAGAGCCGAGTAGTGGCAGCCGTGAAACGCTGGGCAGTCCTACATAAAGGCGTGTACCTCGTGCGTGTTGTGCAAGGCGGCGAGAGTGGTATCGCCGACATCATTCTGTGTGTCAAAGGGCGGTTCGTAGCCGTGGAGTGTAAAGCAACTGGCGAGAAACCACGAGCCTTGCAGATGGTGCATGGCGAGCGCGTGCAGAATGCGGGCGGTATTTTTATTTGGGGGGATGACGCAACTGTTATCCCCGAACTAGACAAAATTTATTCGGAGTTGTAACCATGCGAGCGACCCTTACCGCTTTACTTATTCTTTCCCTTGCAACCGTAGCCCAAGCTGACTACACAACGCGCGAGCAGCGTGTCGTTGCCGAGACCCACCGTTGCATGGATGACTACAACAAGAACGCCCAGCAGCATAGCAGCATTGACCCTGTGAGCATGGCTATCTATTGTCGCAAGCAGGCAGAAAGGACGGTGCGCTAATGGCTGCCAAAAAGAAAATATGGTATGAGCTGCGCGTGTTCGCCACGCTGATTGGTATCTTGTCGTTTGTATGTGTGTTGTACTTTGCTGCGGTGGTTTATCAAAACGTGGTGCAGTACCCAACGCTGACCGACATCATGCTGCTGATGGGTGGGGGCTTCATAGTTGGCTTTCTTATCGGGCGCGTGCGCCGTGATGATGAGTAAGGAGTTGAGCCATGCCCAAGAGTAAAGCCCCCCGCAAACGCCGCGCGATACGCCACGGCATCCAGCTAGCACAGAACCAAGACTACTGGATGCCTATCAATCTATCCCTACTGCGACACGGCAATGCTGCCATGCTGGCGACAAGTAACAAGCTGGTGGACGACCACCTGCGCGACCGACTGCTTGACCCCATGATGCTTGCGCTTGACCGCTTCGCTGCTGGTACGGCGCGGTTTGATGATTACTGGGCTGTGATACAAACTCTGTATTTCTACGCGCATCTGCTGACCGATGCGCTGACCGAGCAGCGTTACCGTATCTACGAGCGCCACGATGAGTTCGGCGAGCGGTTGAATGACCTAGCTGTTGAGCGATGGTTAGAGATTTACCACGAGCAGCTAGACCATGCCGAGAACGCTTACCCCGAGCTGGTGCGTGAGGTGGGCGAGCGGCAGAAACGCACAGGCAAGTATGGTATGACTGGCGATGAGCGCAGAGCCATGCTTGAAGTCCACGATAACTTGGAAGAGATACTGTCTTGGTGCAGTATCGGTATGGTATTCAGGGCAGCTAACAAGTGCTGTCAAAATTTAGAGCGGGTTGAGACCGCTATACATGGTAAGCAAACAAGGAGAGATAATGAATTATCTAACTCTTGACTTTGAGACCTATTACGACAAGGATTATTCTCTGTCTAAAAAAGGTATGACAACCCAAGCCTATATCATGTCGCCCAAGTTTGAGGTGTTGATGGCATCTGTGAAGTGGGGCGATGGCGAGACCCAAGTGGTTGAAGCCCCCGACCTGCCTGCATTCTTTGCCAGCGTGGACTGGGCGCAGACTGCTGTCGTTAATCACAACTCAATCTTTGACCTGAGTATTCTGTGGTGGAGGTATGGTTATCGCCCCGCCCTTGCCGTAGACACTATGAGCATGGCGCAATGTCTTGGTGTACCGTTGCTGACTGGCAGCGCGAGCTTGGCGAAGTGCGTGCAGTTGTTGCAAGAAGCTGGCTACGAGCTGCCGTCAAAAGGCGGCGAAGTGGTAAACGCTTTGGGCAAACATCGCAAAGACTTCACGCCCGCGCAATGGGAAGCCTACAAGCAATACTGTAAGACTGATGCAGACATCACATGGTTTCTTTTCAAAGTCTTGAAACAGTATGTGTCCGATGATGAGCTTGCCTATCAAGACATCATCCTGCGTTGCTACACCGAGCCACGTTTGAAAGTCCATGTGCCTACGGTTGAGTATGAGCTTGCGCGTTGTCGCGCTTACAAGGCTGAGCAGCTTGCCAAAGTATGCGAACAGTTGGGATGTACCCAAGATAACCTTGCTGGTGTGCTACGCAGTAACGACAAGTTCGCTGCGCTGTTGAAAGCAATGGGTGGTATAACCGAAGCCGAGATGGAGCAGGGAGCGCAGGGCAGTTTCATTATCCCTACCAAAGTTTCTGCGAAAACAGGTAAGACCACTTGGGCATTTGGTAAGACTGACGTAGGTTTCAAAGAGCTATGCGAGAGTGAGCTACCTTTTGTCCAAGCTATATGCCAAGCGCGACTGGCTGCCAAGTCAAGCATTGATGAGACCCGCTGCGAGAAATTTTTGGACTACGCAAGCTACGGTTTCCTACCGATGGGCTACAAGATTGGTGGGGCGCATACTAATCGCATGAGCGGGGGAAGTGCAGGCAGCGCAAATATGCAGAACCTACCTAGTGGCAGACGTGAGGGGCAGAGCGACCTCTTGCGCCGTAGTATCATCGCCAACGACAGGCAAGTCATCGTGAACTATGACGCATCGCAGATTGAGTGCCGTGTCCTAAACTACATCGCCAACCAAACTGATGTGCTAGGCGTATTCGCCAGTAAGGGGGATGTGTACTCATACACAGCGGCGGGAGTGTATGGTATCCCTTATTCTGAAATCAACGAGGGGCGTAAGAGCAGCAACCCCGAGATAGCCGCCAAGTATAAACCCATCCGCAACTACGGCAAGACGTGTGCACTCGCATTAGGTTACGGGCAGGGGGCAGCGGGGTTTCAGAAGTACGCTTTGGTAAATTCAGGTATCAACATGAGCCTTGACGAAGCCAAACGCACCGTAACCGCATGGCGTAAAGCTAACTATGCGGCGGCGGGGTTTTGGAAAACCTGCGACCAAGCCTTACAAGTTATGGTAGACGGCGGGCAGATGTATTTCGGCGGGCAGGATGGCAAGATGTTTTTCGCCGATGGCAAACGTTTCCTACTGGGGCGACACGTTCCAGGCATCCGAATGCCTAACGGTTTGTGGTTGAACTACCCCAACTTGCATGTGGATATGTCTAGCGGCAAGCCCCAGTTCGTGTATGACAAGCTGGGGTACACAGGAAAACCTTTAAAAACAAAGGCGTATGGGGGTCTTATCTGCGAAAACATTGTGCAGAGCTTGGCGTTCGCCATCATGAAACAGCAGGCTTTATGGATTGCCAAATATTATCCCATCGTTATGAACACCCACGATGAGTGGTGTGTGGTCGTGCCACGCGACCAAGCCGAGACCGCCGCCGAGTACATGGCGCGGTGTATGAGAACTGCCCCCGACTATGTGGCTGGTTTACCCCTTGATACAGAGGGCGGCTGGGCACAGAGCTACGGAGCAGTTGATGATGACTGGTCTAAACGACCTGATAACCCCGACCGAGTGCATCGGTTTGACCCTAACACAGGAGACATTTTATGAAAGTTACGAAAATTAAATCCGTAGAACACCATATTAAGAAAGCCCGCGAGCATCTGTTCGCGCTGGAACTCGCCGCCCGCGCCGAGCGCGAAGCGACCATAGAGAGCGTGGAAAAGGATAGCCAGTTCGCCCGCCGAACCTTAGACTGGTTGCACTTCGCCGAGACCGTAGCTGAACACATTGAGCATTACACCGTACCACAATACGGCGACGCGCCCGACGACCAAGTAGAGGGTTGGACGGCAGAGCATTGCGTGAACCAGTTACACAAATATGCCAGCCGCTTCGGCAGCAACAAACGTGAGGGGCAAGATGCACTTGACCTGTTAAAGATTGCCCATTATGCTCAGTTGGCATACGACAAACTTCACAAGGAGACACAAGATGGCGCGTAAATATGTAGGCAGCATCGTAGATTTTTTCGTAACAGAGCACAAGGTTAGCCGCGTGGAAGCCACGCGTATGATTGACACCGTGCTCAATGGTATCGCCCACCAGCTACGCGAGGGCAACGAGGTTATTATCCGTGGGCATGGTACGTTCCGTGTGTCGCGCAGCAAGCCGCGTAAGAACAAAGGGTTCGGTAAAACTGAGGCCATGACTAAGCCACGCGCTAGGGTTTCATTCCGCGCCTGCCCTGCCCTACGCGACTGGTTGGAGCAAGGCTACAAAAATACTGACACAAAATAATGCTTGACGAGCGTTGAGAACTAGCGTATGATGTACGCTAGTTTTTTATTTAGGAGCGCAACATGAGCGGTAAACACCGTGTGTTTTCATTCACAGCGATTAAACAATTTGAACAATGCCCCCGCCAGTACAAGGAAGTACGGATTGAGAAGCTGCACCCCTACGAGCAGAGCGAGGAAGCACAATGGGGTGAGTACGTTCACAAGTGTTTAGAGGATGCCATCACACAGGGCGAAGCCTTACCGCATAACGTTAGCCAGTACCAGCCGCTAGTTGATGCGGTCGCTCAACGCAGAGCCGCAGGCTGGGAAGTATGGTGCGAGAAAACATTTGCCATCATGAACGACGACCAAGCCGAGTTTACCGATAGCGAGGACACATGGTGGTCGCCTAAGAATAACTTAGCGGGCAACATTGACTTGTTGATGGTCTCGCCCGACGGCAAGGAAGCCATCATCAACGACTGGAAAACAAACAAGTCGGCGAAGTACGCCGACCCCAAACAGATAGACCTCTACGCGCTGGGCACGCTGCTGGCGATACCCACGTTGGAGAAAGTAACAGGCTGCCTGATGTTTATCTGCGATGAGTACAAGATGGTTAAGTCCACCTACACCCGCGCAGACATTGACCGCTTGTTGCACGAATGGAATTTCAAAGCCCAGCGCTTACGGCTGGCGATTATTAACAACAACTTCCCTGAGGGCGCGGCGACGCCGCTATGCGGCTGGTGTCCATGTTCCGAGTGCCCCAACTGGCAGCAGGGGCAGGACTTCCGCGAGCGCAGAAAGAAACGGCGATGAACTTAATCACATTCCCTTACCCCACGCAACGGGTGGTACGCATCCTATCTGACAACGTAGGCAATGTAACTAAGACCATCCCCGACGCGCAGCCAGTACAGTATTATCCTAACGGACAGGCACACATTGATGTGCCGTGGACACTACATAACATGACGCTGTTGTCGCAAATAATGCAGCCAGCAGTTAGTACCATCTTTGATGGTTATGGTTTCTCGGGGCGCGACCGACCCTACTACCACCAACTTCGTATTGCTGAGTTTCTAACGCGCAACCCGAGAGCGTACTGTTTCGCAGGTATGGGTACAGGCAAGACACGCAGCGCGTGCTGGGCGGCTGACTATCTGATGATGATGGGTGTTGTGAAACGCGCGTTGGTGGTCTGTCCCAAGAGCTTGATGTACTCGGCATGGGTTGATGACCTGATGGCGACGTGCATACACCGCACTCACACCGTGCTCTATGGCGACCGCGCACGGCGCGAGCAGCTTGCCCTCACACGGCAGACTGACTTTGACATTGTGAACTTCGACGGCGTGGAGATTCTTGGCAGCATCCTAGTAGACAAGGGCTATGACCTTATCATCATTGATGAGAGTACCGCATACAAAGACCCCAGCACGAAGCGATGGAAAGCGCTGGCGAAACTGGTTAAACCTCAGACCCGTGTATGGGCGCTGACTGGTACACCTACACCGCAAGGACCGATGGATGCCTACGGGCAAGGCAAGTTGGTAACACCCGACCGCCTACCCAAGACCAAGACCATGTACCGAGACATGGTACAGTACAAGGTTGCCACGTTCATTTGGAAAGACAAGCGCAACTGGCAGGAGACTGTGAACAATATGTTGCAACCTGCCATCTATATCCGTAAGGCAGACTGCCTAGACCTACCACCCGTAACCCGTCGCTACATTGACGTTGGGTTGAGTAAGCCTCAGCAGCAAGCGCTGGAAGCGATGCGTAAGGATATGGTAGCTAACTTTGACACAGGTCATCAAGCGGTGGCCGCCAATGCTGCGGTGCTGTGGGGCAAGATGCGGCAGATATATTCAGGTGCTATCTACGCTGAGGATGGCGCAGCGATGATACTGGATAACAAAGAGCGCATAGCTGAGACCATCTCACTCATCAAACAGGCTAAGGCTTCGGGTGATGATAGCGTAGCAGAGGGCAAGCCCCACAGTAAAGCGCTGGTGTTCGTACCATTCAAGCACGTCATGCAGGTGTTGGAGGATGCGCTTAAAAAAGAATTTGATATTGCGGTCATCTCGGGCGACACGAACGTCCACGAGCGCAAGCGCATCTTGGATAGCTTCCAAAAGACACCTACCCCACAGGTTATCTTAGCCATCCCCGAAGCGTTCTCGCACGGCATCACGGCAACAGCCGCCAGCCTAACGGTGTGGTACGCACCCCCCAGCAGAACAGAGACCTATCTCCAAGCCTGCGAGCGCATGGACAGACCAGGGCAGACGCAGCACATGAACATCGTACATCTCCACGGCGACAAGTATGAGCGAGAGATGTACGAGAACCTAGCCAACAACCAACAAAACCAAGAAGCGCTGCTTAAACTTTACTACGGCGTTCTTGGTAAACAACAAGGATGACCTATGTATAAGATTGATTTCCCCGACGTGGGCTACACCCCTGACAACCTACGCCGTCTTATTGAAGCGGCGGGCTTAACACAACAGCAGGCGGCGGATGCCGCCAAGGTATCACGGCGTACCATACAAGCATGGCTGGCAGACCTTGACTGCCCCACGCGGACAGATATGCCACACAGGAAGTGGGAAGAGTTGAAAGATTATTTGCTCAACCCTATTGACAAACGAGAGTAATCAGCGTATGATACTCAGTAAATAACGTAGGAGACCAACATGAGTGCCCAAGACCTAACCCAGTACAACGAAGCGCAGCTCGCTGAGTGGTATATCAACAACCGCAACTGGTTGAGCGACCGCAAGAAAGAGTACGAAGCGAGTATCGCCGAGGTTGAGGAGTTGCAAGACGCATTGGAAGTGGAAATGCAGAAACGGCTCAACGCATCAGGCGCTACCAGCTTCCGAACCACAGGCGGAACGATTGTCCAATCAACGCGGGTGTCATACACCGCCGAGGACAGAGCAGCTTTTGGGCGGTACATCGTGGAGAGTGGTAACTACGAAGCGACCACACTCAAACCGACCAAAGAATTTGTGGAGGATTATGCCCGAGAACACAATGGGCAACTCCCCGCAGGTGTTGCCAGCCACGCGCAGGCAGTAATTTCAGTAAAGAAACCAACCACTAGATAAGGAACATAGCAATGAGTAACCAAGTTATCCCTATTCAACAAGGCGGTGTCGCCCCTCTCGCTACGCTCGGCGCGATGCCAGCGTTCATGCAACAGGCTGCCGCCCAATCATCAATGGGTACATTCGGCGATGGCTTCTCAGGCGGTCGTCGGGTACAGCTTAAAGGCGGGCAAATCAACTTCCTCGCTGAGGATGGTAAACCAATGGGCGCGGTGCAAGACGCTAACGGAACAGTAATATTCCCCCAATATGTGAACAACGCACGCATCATCATCGTTGGTATCGCACCGCACGATAACACCACATACCGTACATACTATGCCACGCAATATAAAGAGGGCGAGAGCCTACCACCTGATTGTTGGTCTGCTGATGGTGTGCACCCAAGTCCTAAATCATTTGCGCCACAATCTCACGACTGCGCGAGTTGCCCTAAAAACGTAACAGGTACTTCCTCAACAGGTAAAGGCAAAGCCTGCGGCAGCCGTAAGAAACTGGCGGTGGTATTCGCGGACGACCCAGCAATGCGTGTATTCAGTATGGACTTATCGGGCACAGCCTTGTTTGGTAAATCGGCCCGCGAAGCAGAGGGTTACTTTACTCTATCCGAGTATGCCAAACGTTTGAAACAAGGCGGCGCAATTTGGGAGGGTGTGGTTACTGAGGTTTGCTTCTCCGAGGGCGCTAATATCGGTGTGCGCTTCCGCGCGATTGGTTACGCTACGCAAGACCAGTTCACACGCGTCATGGCAATGAAAACCGAAGCCGATACCATCAAGGCGTTGGAAGTAGACTTCCCTGAACGCAAACTGGATGACGGTAACGCCCCTGCCGCTGCGACATATCAGGCAGACCCAAAAGCGGCGATGCTTGCCAACCCAGTATTCCAAACTACCTTAGCGCACCTGCGCGAGTGGGCGAACCATCCAAGCGTAACCCCCGAAATGGTACGCGCCGAAGCTGCTAAATACAACGTAACTCTTTAATTGAAAAGGAAACTAATCATGTTACCAAACTTAAATGCAATGCAATTTAACTTCGCCAACATCAAAATGGAACTCCAATTCGGCGAGGATGGTAAAGCAACGATGGTCTTTACTCCTGTTGTTGAGACCGAACTCGTGGCGGTTAAAACCCCTGAGCAGCCAGCCGCT